CCCCGAGCGGCGAGGTCGGGTCGATCGGCGTCTATACCGTGCATGACGATCTCAGCGCGGCACTCGAAAAGCTCGGCGTCAAGAAGTCGCTGATCAGCGCGGGCAAGTTCAAGGGCGAGACGCAGCCTTTCCAGCCGCTTTCCGACGAGGCGCGCGCCTATACCCAGGAGCGCGTCGACGCATACTACGGCATGTTCGTGGAGCGGGTAGCCAGCAACCGCGGCGTCTCTGGTGATGCGGTACGCAATGGCTTCGGCCAGGGTCGCATGGTGGGCGCGCGCGAGGCGGTGGCCCTCGGTATGGCCGATCGCGTCGCGACGCTGGAAGAGACGTTGGCGCGTTTCGGCATCACAGCCGCGCCTCCTGAAAAAAAGCGGGCCTTTGCACCGCAGCGCGAAAAGCGCGCGCTGGCTCTCTAACGCGGAATTCCGCCATCCGGCGGTCGAAAGCCCCGTGAGACGCGCCGGCGTCCGCGGGGCTTTGTCGTATCCGGCGCTCAGCAGGAGATTTTACATGCTGAAGGCACTGCGCGAAAAGCGCGCCAAGCTTGTCGCGCAGCTGCGCGGCATCATCGAAGCGGCAGAGGGTGAAAACCGCGACCTCACTGCCGAGGAACAGGCGGCGTTCGACGCGGCCAAGGCGGAAAAGGCGGCGCTCGATCTTCGCATCACCCGGATCGAGGGGGTCGAAGCCGCCGAAGCCGTACTGGACCAGGTGGTTCCCGCCGCCTCGCGCAACGCGGCGATCCAGCGGCCAGCGGCCGACCCCGCCCGGCGCGAGTTCGAAAGCATGGGCGAGTTCCTCAATGCGGTGCGCTTCAACCCTGGCGACCAGCGGCTGACCTTCGTCGAGGGGGTTGGCGCCGAAACCGATGACAACGGCCTCCAGGCTGAGCTGCGCATGGACAATGATACGCAAGGCGGCTTCATGGTGCCGCGTCAACTGGCGACGGAGATCAGGAGCGTGCAGCCGCAGGACGCTCTCGTGCGGCCGCGGGCGCAGGTGCTCGAGGCCGGATCGCCGCCCGACGCCTCGATAACCATGCCGGCGCTGGACCAGAGCGGCGCCAACCCCGGCAACATGTTCGGCGGCATGACCTTCAGCTGGATCGAGGAAGGCGGGGACAAACCCGAGACCGACGCGGAAATGAAGGGCATCACCCTGACGCCGCACGAGATCGCCGGGTTCGTGACCGTGACCGACAAGCTGATCCGCAACTGGCAGGCGGCGACCGCCTTTATCGAAAACCTGATGCGGACCGGCGTCAACGCAGCGGAGGACTATGCCTTCCTGCGCGGCAGCGGCAACGGACAGCCGCTCGGCGCGCTCAATGCGCCGGCAACCAAGTACCGAAACCGCACCACCACCAACGTCGTCAACTATGACGATCTCGTCGGCATGGTCGCCGTGCTGCTGATGCGCGGCGGCTCGCCGGTGTGGTCGATGTCGCAGTCGGTGTTGCCGCAGATCGCCAAGATGGTCGATCCCGAAGGCCACTACATCTGGCACCCGAACGCCCGTGAAGGCTTTGCCGGCGACTTGCTCGGCTATCCGGTGCGCTGGAACAACCGGGCCCCGGCGCTCGGCACCAAGGGCGACGTGCTGCTGGCGGACTGGAGCTACTACCTGATCAAGGATGGCTCCGGCCCGTTCGTCGCGGCCTCCGAGCACGTCAAGTTTCTGCAGAACAAGACGGTCATCAAGATCTTCTGGAACGTCGACGGCGCGCCATGGATGCACGCGCCGATCAAGGAAGAGAACGGCTACGAGGTGTCGCCCTTCGTCGGCCTCGACGTGCCGGCCTAGACCCGCCTTCTAGCCATCAACAGGCTGGCCCGGCCGGCATGGCCGGGCCTCTCTAACACCCCTTCCCCCCAGAGACCGAAACAGGAGCGGATCGCAATGCGCGACCTTGCCAATCATCTGACCATTCGACCGGCGATCAGCCCCGCCGCCGCCGTGACCGACAACACACCGTTCGTGTCGGCGATCATCGACCTTTCCGGCTTTGGCGGGGTAATGTTCGCCATCCAGACCGGATCGCTCGCCGACGCCGATGCCACCTTTGCCGCGCTGGTCGAGCATGGCGACGCAGCGAACCTGTCGGATGCAGCGGCGGTACCCGATCCCCAGCTGACCGGCACCGAGGCTGCCGCCGGCTTCACCTTCGCCCACGACAATTCGACGCGGAAGATCGGCTATGTCGGCGCCAAGCGCTATGTGCGTCTGACGATCACCCCGGCGAACAACGCCGGAAACGCTTTCGTTTCCGCGCAGGCGATCCTCGCCAACCCTCGCTACTGGCCGGCCACATAAGCCTTCTCGCCCCCCAGTCGAAACCTCAAAAACGATGTTAGGAGACAAGAATGTCCAAGGACCTCAAGGTGCTTGCCGAATGCGTCGATGTGCGCAACGGCCGGCGCTTCTCGCCTGGCGAAACCTTCGAACCGGCGCCGACGGCCGAGCAGGCGGCGCGCCTTATCGCCGCCAAGTGCCTGCCCGAAGGCGCTCTCGCGATTGCCAAGAAGGCCGATGCCGAGGCCGAAGCCAAAGCCAAAGCCGAGGCCGAAGCCAAAGCCAAAGCCGACAAGATCGCCAGCGAGCGCGCCGCGGCCACCGAAAAGGCCTCCAAGCTGGTCGCCGCGCAGACGGCGCTGACGACGGCAAAGGAAGCCGTCACGAGGGCCCAGGCCACGTTCGACAATGCGACCGAACCTTCAGCCAAGGCGTCAGCAGCGACGGCCCTGGCCGCTGCGCAGGAAGACGAGAAGAAGGCTATCGCCGCAGTCGATAAGCTCGGCAAGTAGGCGCTGGCCATGCTGTATCCGCCCGTCCGCACCGTTGCCCCGGCGGCGACGCCGGTCACGCTGGCCGAGGCCAAGGCGCAGTGCAACGTCAATTGGGCCGATGATGATGTGCTGCTCAACCGGCTCATTGCCGTGGCGACGGAGCATCTCGACGGGTGGGACGGCATTCTCGGGCGCTGCCTCGTCGACCAGGTGTGGCGGCAGGACTTCGAGAGGTTCTGCCGCCGGCTCGAACTGCCCTTCGTTGCCAAGGCGCCGATCATCGTGACCTGGCGCGACGAGGCGGGGGTGGAGACGATCGTCGGCGGCTCGAACTACACCCTGCTGCGCGACGCGTTCGGCTCCCGGGTGCAATTCCTCAGCGACTATGGCTTTCCGTCCCCGGTGGCCGAATTCCTGCCCCTGAGCGTAACGTTCACGTCCGGCTATGGCGGGGCGGCCGAGGTGCCGGCACCAATCAAGCACGCGATGCTGGTGGCAATCGGCCACTGGTACGAGAACCGCGAGGCGGTGAACATCGGCAACATCGTCAACACGCTACCCCTGTCGTTTGCCGACCTCATCAGCCCATATCGCAGATACGCATAAGGAGCAAAGATCCATGAAAGTGACGTTCAAAGAGGATTTCGACTGGGACGTGCCTGAGCACAAGGGCCTTGCAACCGTCGCCTTCAAGGCCGGCGTAACCGAGACCGTCACGCGCGCCTGCGGCGAGGCTGCCGTTGCCGCCGGGAAGGCGGTCGAAGTCACTGGTGCCGCTGAAACCCCGAAGGCACAGCCGGCGAAATGAGCGGCGCCGGCGACCTCAACCGCCGCAAGGTGGCGTTCGACAAGCAGAGCGCCGCCAGTGACGGCCATGGAGGCCAGAGCACGGCATTTGCCGAGCAGTTCGTGGTCGCCGCCAAATACACGCATCTGCGGGGCGGGGAAACGGTGATGGCGGACCGGCTGGCCGGCCGGCATCCGATGATCATTCGGGTACGGGCGACCTCGCAGACGCGGCTCGTCGCCACGGGCTGGCGCGCCCGCGATGCGCGGGACCAGACGATCTACAACATCCGCGACGTGACACCGACCGAGGATCGCCGCTGGATCGAACTCTTGGTCGAGAGCGGGGTGGCGACGTGAAGATCAGCGGCGTCGCCAATCTCAAGCGCAAGATCGCGGCCATGCCGAAGGTGGCGAAGGAAGAAATCCGCAAGGCGCTGACGCAAGGCGCCGAAGAAATCAACGCCATCCAGAAATCGATGGCGCCGAAAGGCGACGGCGATCTCACGGCCAGTATCGGCAATACTTTCGGACCCTATACTCCCGACAATTCAAATGTCCGCGGCATGCAGGCTACAGGGGGCGGGCATGACCTGGCGGTCACCCTGCACGCCGGGGACGAGAAGGCGTTCTACGCCGGTTGGGTCGAGAACGGCACGGCGCCGCACAGCCTCGCCGCGGGAGCAAGCACCAAAGCCAAGAAGCGCCGCGGCAACGGCCCGATGCATCCGGGCTCCAAGGCGCAGCCGTTTTTCTTCCCCGGCTATCGGCTGGGCAAGAAGCGGGCGCTCGGCCGGATCGCCCGGGCCTATGGCAAGGCGGCCAAGAAGGTTGCCGGCAGATGATCGGGCCGGAACTGCAAAAGGCGATCTTCGATGCGCTGGTCACCGGCGGCATCTGCGCGGGTCGGATCTATGACGACCCGCCGGCCGACGCGGTGTTCCCCTATATCACCATTGGCGACGAGCAGGTGATCGACGACGGCAACACCTGCGGCGATGCCTGGGAGGTGCACAACGACGTGCATGTCTGGTCGCGGCCCGACGCGAAGAGCCGGCGCGAGGCCAAGGAGATCGCCGCGGCGATCGTGCCGCTGATCGCCATAGAACTGACGGTGCCGGGCTTCCGGGTTGCCGAGGCCCACCATTCAAACACGCGCCACCTCGACGATCCCGACGGCATCACCAAGCACTCGATCGTCAGCGTCGAGCACCAGCTCGATCCTGCGTAACCCCACCTTACCTGAAGGAGACTATCGATGGCCGGACCGGATACCCTCAACGGCGCGCAGCTGCTCGTCCAGATCGGCGACGGCGAGACGCCGACCGAGGCGTTCGCGCACGACTGCCTGATCAATGCCGAGCGCGGCATCGTGTTCTCGGTGGACACCAATGAAGAGGTCGTGCCCGACTGCACGAACCCGGAAGACCCGGCCTGGAAGATCGTCACCAAGGACGGGCTTTCCGGGCAGATCACCGGCTCGGGCAAGGCCCACACCACCACGCTCAAGAGCGTGTGGTGGGACTGGTTCACGGGCAAAGACCCGAAAAACTGCCGGGTCAAACTCAACGGCGTGACTCTTGCGAAGGGCGGCGGCCACTGGGCCGGAGCCTTTCACTGCACCAATCTCGAGCTTACCGGTGACGGCAAGGCACTGGCTACTGCCAGCGTCACGCTGATGAGCACCGGTCCGCTCACCTGGGTGCCGGCCTCGGCATGAACCGGCACGCGGCGATCGAACTCGACTGGGCGGACGGCAAGCATACGTTCCGCCTCGGTCTCGACGAACTGGAGGAGCTCGAGCAGAAGCTCGACACCAGTCTGTTCGCGCTCGCGCGCAGGCTCCACCCCGACGTGCCGAATGCGCGCACCAAGGACATCGTCGAAATCCTGCGCATCGGGCTGATCGGCGGCGGCAAGGACCCGGCGACGGCGTTCGCCCTGGTGCGACGCTATGTCGATGAGCGGCCGATCGAAGAGAACCGTGACATGGCTTATGCCGTGGTCCTGGCGGGTCTGGCTCGAGTGCATCCGGCGCCCGAGGATGACGCGCCGGGGGAAGCACCGGCGGCGAAGTCGAACGCCTAGACTTCGCCGCCATCCATGCCGGCGCCGTATTGATGGGCGTCGCCCACTGGGGAACGCTGTCGCTCGGCCAGTGGGAAGCGATCTGCCGGGGCTGGATCAGGGCGCATGGCGGAAAGATCGAAGCTCCGACCGACGCGGAGTTCGAGGCGGCGGTGGCCTCGGCGCGAGGCTAATTGGCGTCTTCCCGCTCTGGCGGCAGTTCCAAATAGCCGTGCGCAATAGCCCAGTCGCGAAAGGCAATGCGCAGCCCCTCGGGGCGGGATACGTCGGGATGCTCCTCGCGGATGAACTGGTCGAGGGCGTCGAGTAGGTGTCGAGGAAAACGAGCGGTAACTCGGTCGCTATCAACCGGGGGTCTCCCTCGGGCGCGAATGTTTTTTGTATCCATCAATTGACAACCCTATTTTATGGATACAAATATAGGCGAGCCGACCGAGCGCTTGCAACACCCGATCGGCCCTAACCGAACACCGACCCTTAGGAGATCGATGATGGCTGAAAAGCGCAATAGCACACGCCGACAGTTTCTTGCAGTGGCAGGCCTCGCCCCGCTTGCCATGATTGCGTCTGCCCACGCGAGCGAGCCGGTCAGCGCGGGACAGATGGTTTTCAATCTCGACGGCCGCGTGCTGCATGTCGATACGACTGCGCTGCCGGAGATTGTAGAAGTGACGGCTGACGAACAGTTCGGCCCCGGCTTTGTGTCAAGACCTGATGTGGATGCGGAATACCTGGTGCTGTTCCGCGGCGCTTTGGTGTGTACGCCGCTCGTGGTCGGCAGCATTCGACACCTGGACGATACGGCACGTGGGGGCCACCTCGAGCAGCGAACCGACTCTGGAGAAAAAATCAGCTGGCGGGTCGCGGTGCTTGGGAAGGTGGTGGGTTGATGGAACAGGCACTAATCAACCTCGCATTCGAGGACGGCCTTTGCCGCGTGGTGATGCGGGAAGACGAGCCGTGGTTCGTGGCCAAGGATGTTTGCCGGGTTCTAGAAATAGTGAACCATCGCGATGCCGTCGGTGTGCTGGACGACGATGAGAAGGGTGTGGCTTCAACCAACACCCTTACGGAGGATGGCGTCGGTTTAACCGACGCCATGGGTCGCAGTCAGGACATGCTGATTGTTTCGGAAAGCGGTCTCTATACCCTGATCGTCCGCTCGCGCGCCGCGACGACGCCGGGCACCGTACAGCATCGCTTTCGCAAATGGGTGTTCGGCGAAGTGCTGCCGCAAATCCGCAAGACCGGCAGCTACACCGTGCCCGCCGATGGGCCGCAGTGGGACATCGAAGCGATCGGTTTCAAACTGGCGCTAATCAAGGAGACGCGGCTGACCCTGGGCAGAAAGGCGGCAGCCGCGCTTTGGCCCGAACTCGGATTACCGATGGCGGGTGTTGTCCGCCCGAACACGAGCGCGCCATCGCAGGGCGTCGACTTCGTGCAGAAGTTCCTCGACGATCGGACCGAGGAAGCGCCGGGCGGGCGCGTGGGCGCAACGGAGTTGAAGTCCGCGTTCGATCGATGGGTGGCAGACACCGGGGCGCCGTCAATGACGATGACGATGTTCGGGCGCACACTGTCGGCCCTTGGCGTCGAACGATCTCGGAGCCATGTGGTCTACTACACCGGCATTAGGATCAAGCATCGGACAGAAGTGACGGGCTGAGGTCAGGCTGGACTTAGCGCCGGGCCGACAACTCGGCTTCTAGTTTCTTAAGGACTGCATCCTGCCGGTTAAGCCGACGCAGAATATCCCCAATACCGCCCAGCACCGCACCCAGACCCAACAGCCCAGCGCCGCCGACCAGAGCGGTAACAACAATGCCAAGCTGGATATCGGTGACGGTGCTCGTCGCCGCCACATAGATGCCGAAGGCCAGGCTGGCGACGGCACAGATGGCCATGATGAAACCCATCGTCTTTCTCCCTTATCCAAGAGTAAGAGGACTAGCCGAATTGGCCATTCAAGTCGAACGCCTGATCGCCACGCTCGAAGCGCGGATGACGAAGTACGACGCGGCAATGAAGAAGGTGCTGGGTACCACCAACACGACGTTTGCTAAGGTCGAGACGCGTGGCAAGATGATGGAAGCTCGCCTCAACAAAATAGGGGCCTTTGCCGGGGCGGGAATGACCAGCTTTGCACGCGGGTTGGCGGCACCGTTGGCCGCGCTTCTCAGTCTGCGGCTAGCCGTAAGCGAAACCCGCGAGGCGCTGGATAAGTTCGGTGCCATCGCCGACGACTCCGCCGCCGCCGGTATTGATGCCGAGTTCTTTCAAGGACTCGCCTATCAGGCCAGCCTTGGCGGCGTGGCCATCGAGGCGCTTGCCGGCTCGCTCGCCGCGTTCGCCAAGAACAGCGGTCTCGCCGCCGAGGGCAAGGGGAGGATGGTCACCGCGCTTAAGGCGCTCGACCCCGCGCTGCTGGACAACATTCGCAACTCCGAAACGCAAGAAGATCGCATCCGCCTGGTGGTTGAGGCGCTCGCCAAGGAAACCGACGCCGCAAAGCGCGCGGCTATTGCTACGTCCGCATTCGGGGACTCGGGTACCAAGCTCGCCAATGTCTTTGCCGGTGGCGTGACGCAACTCGATGCGATGGCGGCCAAGGCGAAAGCGCTTGGCCTTGTCGTCGCTAACGACCTGATCGCCAAAGCCGACGAGTTGGGCGACGAGTTTGACACCGTCACTCAAATCGTCGACCTCCAGCTCAAGCAGGCGCTCGTCAACCTTGGGCCAACGCTGACCTATCTCATTGGCCTCGTCGGCCAATGGCTCGGTGCCCTCAATGTCGTGCTCGACCAGTTCAAGACCATCGAAGAGCGGACCGTCATCAACCCGCTGCAAAACCAACTCGCCGAATTGCACAACGTCCGCATCCCGCTTGGCTGGGAGATCGACGATCTCAAAGCGGAAATTGAAGCGCTTGGCGTCGACAATATTGGTGCCACCGGCATGAATCTCGATCTGCAGTTCAAGCAGGCCGAGTTCGACAAGATGCTGGACATGTCCTTGCAGTTGCAGAACCGCATTGCCGAGCTGCAAGGCATGGGCGGCGGCACCTTCCAATTACCGGCCGCGCCTGATGATCCGGAGGATACGCCGGACCTGCCAGCGCTTGACTTGGGCGGCGGGGGTGCATCCGCCGCGATCGACAAGGCCGACGAAATCGCGGCGCTGATCGCCAATCTGAAACTCGAGCAGGATCAGCTCGGCCGCACCGCCGACCAACAGGAACTCTACAACCTGCTCAACGAAGCCGGCGTAACGCTTGAAAGCGACTACGGCCAGGCGATCGAAGCCACGCTCGGGCCACTGCAGGAAAAGCGGCGGCTGACCGAAGAAAACACCAAGGCACAGGAACAGCTCGCCGAAACCATGAGCCAGCTCGGCGACGTTGGCGTCGATGCCCTGACCTCGGCGGTTGACGCGCTGCGCGACGGCAAGATCGAGGCGGATGAATTCAACTCCATCCTCGCCGACGTGCTGATCAGCGTCCTCGAAATCGGCAAGAACCTGCTGCTCAGTTCGATCGTTCCGGGCGGTGGCGGCGGAATGCCGTGGATGCCGCGCGAGAAGGGCGGGCCGGTGCGCAAGGGTCAGCCCTACATCGTGGGTGAAAAGCGCCCGGAACTGTTCGTGCCGAAGGAGGACGGCAAGATCGTGCCGCAGGTGCCGCGCTCGGCTGCCGAAGCGAAAGCCGTGCTGCAGCCCGCACCCGACGGAACAGCGGCGGCGCCGCGCCGGCTACTCGTGCCGCCCGGCTCGGCGCCGCCGCGCACCTATCGAGCCGCCGAACAACGCCAGCGTGGCGGGCCGGTACAGAAGGGGCAGCCCTACATCGTCGGCGAGAAGCGGCGTGAGCTCTACGTGCCGGAGAGCTTTGCGCGAGAACGGCCGCCCCAGCCGCCGACGAACCGGAGCTCGCCGGTCGCCGCGATGCCGGCGCCGATCTTCAACATCGACGCCCGCGGCGCCCTGGAGGGCGTGGCCGAACAGATCGAGACCAGGCTTCGGACCTTTGCACGGTTCGAAATGCCGTCGCAGGTCAAGGCCATCATCCGCGATCCGCGGAAGGGTGCCTGACCGATGGCGGAAGCCGTACCGTTTTCAACCGCCGCGCTGGCCGATCGGCTGGTCGTTGCCCGGGTGGACTGGAACCTCACCAGCCAGGACGAATATTCCGGCACCGGTGACAGCGAGGCGCTCAACCACAATCTCGGGTCGCGGCTGTGGATGGGCGATATCACCACGCGCGCCTGGCCGCACCTGGCGGCCCGTGCCGTCATGTCCCGCGTCGACATGCTCGATGACGGGGCGATCCCGTTCTATCTCTACAATCCGCTCGGCTGCTATCCCGCCTATGATCCCGGTGGCACCAAGCTCGGCGCCAATGTGGCGACGATCCACACCCTCTCGGGCAACAACAAGGAAATGCGGCTCACTGGCTTGCCAGCCGGGTACGTGCTCACCGAGGGCGACCTCCTCGCCTTCGACTATGACCTCACCCGCCGCGCGATGCTGCGCATCGCCAAGACGGTGACCGCCAATGGCGCGGGCCTGACGCCGCTGTTCGAATTTCGCCCGCATGCGCCGCTGGGTACCGCGGCAGCCATTGTCGTCACCCTGATCAAGCCCGCAGCCAAGGTGAAGCTGGTGAGCGGTTCGGCGAGGATGGAACAGGTCGCCGGCACCACGTCGCGCATCCGCCTTCGCGTCCGCCAGACGCTGCTCAAGGAATAGCTCGCCCCGATGATCCGTCCACTCGACAGCCCCACGCAGGTGGCGGTGCGCGACCGCTCGCGGTTCGTCTTGCGCAACTATCTCTGGGTGGAAGCCAGGAACCGGACGACCGGCGTCGTCTCGCCTGTCGGGTTGTGGAGCGGGGAGGGCGACGTATCGGTTGCCGTGGTCGATCCCGACACCGGTACGACCGTCACCCGCACCTATCTCGGCGACGGTACCATCCTGCGCGTCGATCCCGTGCCGCTGGTCGTCGGCCTCGAAGTGCGCACCGTGCAGGTGGAGCTGAGCCAGATCCACGCGGCGTGCCAGCACCTGGTGCGCGGGCTCGAGCCGCGCCTCGCGAGAGCCCAACTGCACCGGGGCTGGTTCAGCCCGATCACGATGAAACTCGTGGCCGCCCCGCGCATCCGGCTCGATGGCCAAGTCGACGCGACGCCGATCG